TGGACAAATTTCTGCAAAAATACTTTAATAATTTAGAAAAATAAATTATATTTAGAATTTTTTTTCTTTTTCTAATGTATAACATAAAACAAACATGGGAGGAGGACTTATGCAACTCGTAGCTTACGGCGCTCAAGATGTTTACCTTACCGGTAACCCTCAAATCACCTTCTGGAAGGTAACTTACAGAAGACACACTAACTTCGCAATGGAATCCATCGAACAAACTTTCAACGGACAAGCTGATTTCGGCCGAAGAGTAAACTGCACTATCTCCAGAAATGGCGATCTTGCTTACAGAACCTACCTTCAAGTCACTCTTCCAGAAATTGGCCAAGAATTGAACTCGGCTGGCGATGTTTACGCAAGATGGCTCGATTTCCCTGGACACCAACTTGTTGAAACTGTTGAAGTAGAAATTGGTGGCCAAAGAATCGAAAAGCAATACGGTGACTGGATGCACATCTGGTGCCAACTCACCATGTCCAAGGAACAAGAACGTGGCTACTACAAGATGGTTGGCAACACCACCCAACTTACTTTCGTCACTGACCCAGCTTTCGCTGATGTTGATGGACCTTGTGACTCGGATGCTCCAAGACAAGTATGCGCTCCAAGAAAGGCTCTTCCAGAAACCACTCTTTACATTCCTCTTCAATTCTGGTTCTGCTCCAACCCAGGCCTTGCTCTTCCTCTTATTGCTCTTCAATACCACGAAGTCAAGGTCAACCTCGACCTCAGAGCAATTGATGAGTGCTTGTGGGCCGTATCCGCTCTTTCGGGTGGCTCCAAGGTCACTGGTGCTTACTCGCAATCCCTTGTTTCCGCTTCCCTTTACGTCGATTACATCTACCTTGACACCGACGAAAGAAGACGCATGGCACAAAACCCACACGAATACCTTATTGAACAACTCCAACACACTGGTGCTGAGTCCGTTGGTTCGTCCTCGAACAAGATCAGACTTAACTTCAACCACCCAGTCAAGGAACTCGTATGGGTTGTCCAACCTGACTGTCACGTCGATTACTGCGCTTCCCTTGAAGATGGCGAAACCCTCTACAAGGCTCTTGGTGCTCAGCCATTCAACTACACCGATGCTGTTGATGTACTTCCTAACTCCGTCAAGGCATTCGGCTCCCACGTCAATGATGGTGAATTCATCTCGGGCGATGCTATGGTTGATGGCGATGCTGCTGCTCTTACTGGCGGCGCTGCTTGGGCCACTGGCGACAACGCTGGTGTTTCCGATGCTGGCACCTTCGTCCTCACCGAAACTTCCCTCGACATGCACTGCTGGGGAGAAAACCCTGTTGTCACCGCTAAGCTCCAACTTAACGGCCAAGACAGATTCTCTGAACGTGAAGGCACCTACTTCGACCAAGTTCAACCTTGGCAACACCACTCCAGAGCTCCTGATACCGGTATCAATGTTTACTCGTTCGCTCTTAGACCAGAAGAACACCAACCATCGGGAACCTGCAACATGTCGAGAATCGACAACGCAACTCTTCAACTTGTTCTCTCCAACGCTACCGTTGAATCCACCAACACTGCGAAGGTAAGAGTATATGCCAGAAACTACAATGTTCTTAGAATCATGAGTGGGATGGGGGGATTGGCTTACTCAAATTAGATTTTTTTCACACCATAAGTGTCACAAAAATAATTAAATAATAAAGTAAAATCAATATCTTTATATTGTAAATATATATTACAATATAAAGATTAAATATGTATAAAGAAAACCCGATACAATAATACAAGATGAATACATACAACATAGAGGAAGATAATGAGTTTCATTTATCAAGGTTTATCAATGAATTACCTAATGCATCATACATATCTGGATTTTTAGATGGTGATGGTTGTATTTTTATTAGGGAAATTAAAGATGGATATCAATGTGGCATATCTTTCAGTCAATCGCGACTCAATATATTAAAAATTATATGTTATCATTTTGGTGGTAAAATAACAACGACAATAAACAGAAATAATAAAACTGATAATATTTTGAAAAATGGTCTTATCGATCATAATAATGTAAGAAACCAGTTTGAACTACATATAAGAAGCCATGAATTTGATAGGATTATTAATTATGTAAGAGATAAACTTGTAATTAAATGTCAACAACTTGATATTCTAAATCGTATGAAATATCTTATTAATAAAGTTGGTATCAGGGAAAAAAAGAAATCGATTTATAATATGTTTCATACATCTCAACCACGATATTCATTTGAAAATATTAATATACCATATATAGCAGGTTTATTCGACGCAGACGCTTGTTTTTATTTAGGCAAAGATGTCAAAGACTGTAAAATTAGTATTTCTCAAAAAAAACATCCTGCAATTTTAAATGAAATAAAAAGTTATATTGGGTTCGGAACTATACATGACTATACCTATATAATTTATGGAAGAGAACAAATATTATCTGTCATTAATGCAATATTGCCATATCTTATAGTTAAATATAATCAATGTAAATATATTGAGAGTTATCTTACAACTCCTTTTGAAACACAAAGGAATGAAATATATAAAAAGTGTAATTATGAAAAGCATGCTGTAGAAAAATTTAATTACCACGAACTATGTAAACGTTCATTCGATGAGTACAATGAAACGAAGAAAAATATGTCTTTTGTATTGAAACAGATTCATAAACGACGAATTTATCAAACAAAGTCTACAAATATGTCAGGATTGAAGAACCACAATTATGGAAAGAAATTTTCAAAGGAAACGCGTGATAAAATGTCGTCAAGTATTCGAAAAGCAAAATCCGGTCTTGATGATGATAAAATAAAAAATATTCGTATTCTTTTACAAAATAATTCAATTGTTCATGTCTCCAAAATAACTGGATTTTCTAAATTCATTGTTTCTGGTATTAAAAATAATGATATTGTATGTTATGGAGAAGAAAAAAGAAAACAAAAACTCTCGCAAAAAGAAATAAACCGAAAAAAACGTAAGATTTCTATCGACGAGATGTATGAAGTGCTTGATATGACATACAAATCATTCACACCTTCGACTATATATAGTAAATTAAGTGAAATTAGAAAAAATAAAAATATCGAAAATAATTTAAGTATCGATATAATTAAAAATATTCGTAAAAATCTCAAAAAAGGGAAATTACCATTTGAAAAGGATGAAGTAGATGAAAAAACGTATCAAAAATATTTTGATATGTTTAATCAAATATAATATATCAAACATCATTCACATATGTTTTATTATATTACACATGTAAAGTCATTATTGACATCATGGTTTGGAAATAAAAGACTTGAAAATTTCGCATTGTCTATCATTTTCTCAACTTACCTCCATAACTCTTACCCCCACTGTACGAGAAAAATAATTTATACAATACATAAATAATTACTAAAAACACAAGCACAGCAATAAAGAGCTGGAAAAATCTCATGAACGAACAATACAATCCTTGGTCATTTGCTGTGCACACGTTGATGTTACCAAAGTTGAACATACCTAAAACACTGGAAAGAAGTCCTGATGATCCGGAGCCTGAACTATTACTACCTGAGTTGCGAGTTTTTGACGCTTTTGCCATGATTATATATTATTGAAATAAAATTGATTTCATTTTATTATTTTTACTTATATAGACACCTGATATTGAATAATACAAGCACACACAAATCATGATTCAATATCTCCACAAAATCAGCGGCGAAATCACAGAAACCACTCAATGTATTATCACTATTGGTGAACATCAAGATATATGTAAAATAATTTTGAGCTATCATTATGGCATGTTTCATGAAGAAATCCAATGTTATGGTAATATTGACAGGGAAAACGCGAATGTTACACTAAATATTGATAAAATATATAAAATGAAATTGAACGAATCTTTCACAAGAGAATTGATTATGGACAATTATAAATTATACATAGTCATTGAAAATTTGGAGGAAAAAAAGAAAATCGATGATTCATGTCACGAATTTCGTTTTATGGAACAAGGAGCAAATATAAATTTGAATGATGAATATAATACATTATTCAAATTTATCGATTTCGAAATTCCAGATAGATGTACTGAAGATGAAACCGACGTTTTCGAACGACTTCATAAACTACAAGATAGAAAATTCATTAAACTATAAAGCTTTATTCTCGTAGTCTTCAATACTTTCCAATTGTAATTCATCTGCTTGATCTTTAATCATTTGCCTTTTGTTATAAAGCATGAGTAATATTTCGTCTTTTACTTTGTTTAATACTTCGTTTGTATCTCTGTTTTTCAGGTACCGATTAAATGATTTGATCATTTCAGGATATTTTTCTTTATATTCATCATACCAATTTTCTAAAAACATTTCATTGCGTTCATACATATCGTTGATTTGCTCTTTCCTATCAACAATATTCCATGCATTATCTCGATACAATACAATGTATTTTGATTTGATAGATGAAATATAAATATTCATGTTTTCAGGATGTTTCTTGTTAAAATGAACCTTCTCTATCAAGTTCTTCACACAGTGATTACATGATTTTATACATTTGACATATTCTCGTTCACTCAAAACATCATAATTTGTATCTTTATAGTTCAATAATTGAAAATTCAATGTATTTCCTACATTTCCTATATTCCCATTGATAGTTGTTACATATTGGTTACAACCATTGTTATTCACTTTTTGGATTTGTAACTTATTCGTTAGTTTATCTATCTGCTTCTGCATATTCATCTTGTCACTCTTAATATTCAACAGTTCAGTTTGCATTTCTTGATTTTGTTCATTCAAAAGTCTAACTAATTCTTTCAAATCTTCATCATCATTATTTTTACACGTGTACTTAATATGTCTGCTTAATCCCTGTGAATACTTAAAATACTTCAGGCAATATTTACATTGATATGGTGTCTTTTTATCCGGATTTACTACTTTTTCGTTGAAAAATGGTACATTTTGCTTAAAAAATGGTTCATTTTGCTTAAAAAATGGTACATTTGAGCTTGCGAGTTGGTGTTTTTTTGTCTTCAAATGTTTTTCATAATTACTCTTTTGTTTGGCATTATAATTACAGCACTGACAGTAATAATTTGTCATGAATATATTTATAATATAATTATATTTATATTATTTTTTTTGAAGTTTACTACAAATTTACTACTTTTTTACTACTTTTTTACTACATTTTACTACTTTTTACTACTTTTTTACTACATAATTTATAGGTTATCTAATATGAATACATATATGCTTTGAAATATTCATATTATTATTTTATAATTCTTACCATATTTCTAAAAAAGTAGTAAAAGTAGTAAATGGTGGGGTACATAAAAAGTTTTTTTCGAGGGGGGGGGAGAATGAAAAAAATAATTCTTCAAAAATTCAAAGAAAAACATAAATATTTTCGTGAATTTATAATTTGAGAATCCAACAAAAATATTCAATCAATTATTCAATTATTATATAAATACATGTCTTGTCTACAATATAATGTGTGGAATTACTCTTTTCTTGTCGAAAAATAACGAGAAAAATGCTATTCAACATGTATTAAATTCTTTATATCAGTTACAAAATCGAGGCTACGATTCTTTTGGTATTGCTCATTATGATACACAAGATAAACTGTTTAAAATCATCAAAAAGGCGCAAATGAATGGTTTTGATAGTTCAAAGGACTTATACAAGGATTTCAATAAATTATGTGAAAATATACATTCGTCAATGTGTGTTGGTCATTCTCGTTGGGCAACTCATGGTATGATAAATGATGTCAATGCTCACCCACATATTTCGAATAATAATACTTTCATATGTGTACACAATGGTATCATTGAAAATTTTCAAGTATTAAAAAATGAATTGATTGAATGTGGGTATCATTTTTCAAGTCAAACCGACACTGAAGTCATTGTCAACCTCATTGATTATCACTATAAAGAACTTGGAGAACAACAAGACATCTACAAACGACTATGTGACAGTATTATTCTTGCTACGAATAAATTATGTGGGACATATGGATTAATCATTATGAATAATATATATCCAGAACATGTATTTCTCATTAAAAATGGTAGTCCACTATTGATTGCTGAAAATGATAATGGATTATATGCTTCGAGTGAATTGTGTGGATTCAATAATAAGGTCCAGCATTATATGGAAGTAGACAATAAGT